TTCTTTAAATGGTAATGGCATAAATGCATCTTTGATACTTCCTCCAGGTGCATCTACATCTCTGAATTCTCCAGGTTGGATTGCCTGCGCTTCGTCTCTTACTCTTATTCCTCGTTGTTTAAATCCTGCGGGTAAATTACTCAATGTACCTGCATCTAACAATTGTCTTAGTGCAGTGGTTGCTGTTCTAGATAAACCACCGATCATATGAATTAAACCAAAACCATAAAAACCCATTCCAGGTAAAAATTTAAAATGTACAAAATAATCTATTTTAAGTTTTTGTGGATCGTCGGCTTGATAGTTTCTTCTAATTGATAATATTTGTCTGCTACCCATTTCAAGAGTTACGATGTATGGAAGTTTAATTCCTGTCATTTCTCCTGATGAGTCTTTGTCTTCAAAACCTTCTAAATCTAAATCAGTATGGATTTCTAAAATTGTAAAGATATCTTCGTCTCTAGTTTTTTTAATACCTTCTAATTCTCTTTCTTTTTTTTCTACTTCTGTTTCTTGATTGTATCCCGGTGTTAGTTCTATGTCTTGATAAAAACCTGAAACTTGTTTTTTTCTTAATTCGTTTTCAGACATTTTAATTACATGAATAACAGACTCTGCATCTTCTAAAGATGTTGCAGTGTAAGGCACAACTAAATCATCGGCCGGCACAAATTTAGACACGGCTCTGCCAAGCAGTTCATCATAATAAACTTTCTTAAACGCAGAGCCGGCAAGAGGGAGATAAAAAAGCATTTGATC